AATTTAAAACTCCTTCTTTTCGTAATTCATCTTCCATCTGACCTCTTGTTGTCTGTCTAAGAATTAGCTCGTCTATATCTAAATTAAATCTTTGTCCTGCGAAAGACTTGGCTTCTTGTCCAATCTTTTTCTTTCCTTGAAGACTTGTTGTAGTCATAAGTCTGTCACTTTTCATATCAAAAGCTCTTGCTATTTTGTTTGCTTTCCAACCCATGTCTTGAAGTTTTTTATCTAACTTGTTAAACCACTTGTCAACAACAGGCATGTCTTGTATTAACGACCTGAATCCTGAGACTAAAGTATTAACACCAACAAACGGAACAGATAAGGCTTTCATAAGCTTACCTAAAGCGACATTGAAAGGAATGAGAAGACTGCCAAGAGTTATTCCTACTGCATTTACAAGATCATCAAATCCTTTCTTTAAAATCATCTGAGAACGCCTAATGTCTTTCGTTACATTTTCACTAGCACCTGTCGTTTGCTGTACCCGTTTGGAGATCAATGCCCTGGCTTGTTCTGTCTTACCCATCTCTTTTAATAATTCAACTTGATGTTTCATCTCTCCACTAATCACAATTCCCTGTTCTTCTAATTTGTCAAAATTTATTTCTTGAATTGCTCTTCCTAAATCACCAGCCCTTTTGACTAAAGTTTCTAGTTGTTGTCCTATAGCACTTAAAAAGATTTGCGGCCCAAAACCACTAACTCCGAACATGGAGGCTAATCCTGAACCTGCAATACTACCTGCAACAGATCCAACACCACCGCCAAATAAGAGAGGGAAACCTGCTCCAAGCATCATGCTTTCTAAATCTCTTTCTCCGCTACCCATTCCCATCTGCTTACCCATCATTTTCATCCTTGCTCTTAAAGATCTATTACGTCTTTGTGATGTAGAGAATAGATTTTTAGAAATTTTGGCTGATTGAGCCTGTTTATCTACTATTTTTCCGTGGTTATCCAATAATTTAATATCAGTTCCAAGTATTTTTCCTGATATTCTTGCTTGCTTCATCCTTTGTTCATTCTGTCTCCTGATTGCTTTTTCTGTTGCAGTAGGAACCATATCTCCACGACCCAATCCATAAGGACTAGGCATTTGCCTTCCACCAATCATTGAACCTGGAGAGGCAGCTTGAACTCTAGTTTTTGTTGCATTGATAGAAGCATCAAACTTCTGAATCATCTCTTGTTGCTTTTGTGCTTCTGTCTTATGTGCATCTGTTATCTTTTTGATAGCATTTGCCCTTGCTCTCTCAAGATTCAAAATTTCTCTTTTTAATTTAATTTCTTGCTTTACAAGTTCAGCAAACTTTCGATCATTAGCTAGATCTTTAGCGTATTGATCCCATTTTTGAGCAGACAGAGCAGTGGCTCTTGCTTCGTCTGAAGAGGCTCCTGACATTCGAGCCATTCCTCCAAACACATCCCCTCCAAAAAGCATGGATAAAGGGCCGAGAGTTGTTGCTCTTGGAGTAAAAGATGACTTGAAAGCTTGAGGTGCTCTCCTCGTCATCGGAGTATTTAAACCCGAAAGACTTGCCTGAACATCATTCAAGTAATTCTGTAACTGACCATCAAAAGTACTTAATTGAGGTCTTTGACTGGCTCTTGTTATATCTAAATTCTGCATCCCACTTCCAAGGAACTTGTTAAAGAAGGAAGATTCCAACTTTGCAAGTGGCCCTTTAACAATGAAATTAGTAAGAGCCTTTCCTACAGAGAAAACACTTCTAGCAGCTTGATCGGCTGCTACAGCTAAACCTTGCGCTCCTACTGCTAACTTCCCTATCGCATCAACACTTGCAAGAATATTTGTTGTCTTACCTAGACCAGAGAAAGATTTTGCAGCAGCCGTCCCACCTAATCCTACAGCTCCCAGTAATCCTCCAATTCCAGAAGAAAGCATCCCTCCGCCAAATAAAGCTGCTGAAGATCCCCATTGAGTACCTAATCCAAAACCTGAGAACAGATTCTTTATCTGAACACCTATATCTTTAAAATCTTGACTTCTTTGTTTTAACTTTTTGGCTAACTTATCTGCTTCTTTATTTTGTTGTTCAAGTGAGTCAACTTGCTTTTTATTTTCATCTGTTTGTTCCTTTTTCTCACCAGTAATAGCTTCTAAAATCTTGCTTTCCTTTAGCTCCAACTCAAGTTTTGTCTTAGCTAAGAGATTGAAAGCCTCACTATCTTTAACCGCAAGATTTAATAAATAATTGACTTCTTGTAACGCTCTTGCTGAAGCATCTAAGGTTTCAGGCCATTTTTTAAAGGCATCAATCCTTTTTTTGATGCTTCCAAATGTATCTCCACCCGTTATCGAATTTTCTCCTCCCCCTTGTTTTTGGAAAGCTCTAGTCTGAGCAGCTACAAACGCATCATTCTCTATCCTTAACTTCTTATATGTAATAGCTAAAATTGATAACGCAGCATTTTGTTGCTGAGTTGTCCTTATTCTATTCTTATCTGCTTGCTCTAATTTCCCATTTGCTTCTTTATATGCCTTCATTGCGGCACTTGTATCATTTAAAGCTTTCCTTGCTTGAGCAAGTTGTTGGTTCATCATCCCCAACTCATTGCTTATAGCTCTTACACCCGTAAAACCCTTTGCTTCTTTACTAAAACGCTTAACGAATTTGCTTGCTTTCTCTAAAGAATCATTGAGCTTTTCTACATTCCTAACAGCCTTCGATGTATCTAAAACAATAACTTTCTTCGATACCTTCCCAATCTTCTTCTCAACAGTATCAATAGACTTCTCTAATTTATTTAATTGATCTACCTTCGTCTTTACAACTAAGGTAATGTCTTGGATCGCCACAACGTACCAGAACTTTTTATTTCATTATTCTAATCCTATCTCATAACTCTGCTGCTACCTCTTTTTGCTTCTTCCATTTGTTTTTCATCTCTTTCGTTCTTTAACTCAAAAAAAGCAGCCCATCCTGTCATTTCCTCTGCACTTAATTCATTACATAACCTATTAACTGTCATTCCAAGCTCTTTAGCTAAGGCGAAAAGAAAATACCAATCGCCTCTAGCTTTTTAATTCCGCTTTAGCGTCCTCCACTTTTGCCTTTTCTCCTGATCCAAGCATTTCTAATTGTATCTCCTGAAGAATAGAAGCTTCAATTTCTCTTCTTAAAACAGCTTTGTCTCCATCAGCAAATAACCTTTTACCATTTTTGTCTAAAGCTTTTTCTATCATTAAGCCTAAAGCAAAATCATTGGCATCATCTGATCCTGCTTTTTTTTGAATTGATTCCCTTTCTGCAATCGTCAAAGGATGCCAGAAGATAGAGAGAACAACTTCACCTTCCTGCTTAACATCATAGGTATATAGCTGACTGACTCCAAATTTGTTGCGCAGGAGGTCAACTGCTCTGTCTGTCATAGAGGTTCTTAGTTTCATGTATATACTACAATATTATTCAAGCATTAGCAGAAAATTGACAAGAAATTATTCCTAAATAATGAGATTCTTGCTCTGATTCAACCATTAAAGGGCCAGCGACCTCCGAAACCTTGGGATTACAACTGTAAGTATCAACATAATTTGCTTTATTAACAGAAACTAAACCGTCAATAACTGCTTCTCCCATCGCTGAAACTTCAGATGTTCCTTTATTTCTTGGGACATAAAGATTACATTGAATTGTCCCTGTGTAAAAATCAACAGCAGCACCTTGAGCCTGGATTGTTGACTGACTAAAACTAATTTTTATCGCTAGATATTTTTTAGTTTTTCCTGGCAAAGTATAAGGAATGTTGTCATAAATTATTTTTATTGCAGGATTGCTACTTGCAACAGCATCGGTAATTGCCTTTTCAAAAGCTGCTCTGGTTGTAGTAAGAGTCATAATGCTTTGTACCTAATGCGAGAGGAAGAGCTTTCTGCAATTCTAAGCCCTGCACCTTTTTGTGTTCTAAATACTTCTTTAGCAACGGAACCTAACTGTCCTATGTAAGGAATTAAATTACTTTTAGGAGAGGCAAGAGCATATTTAGCGTATTCGGTCTTGTTGCCAATATAAACAGTCTCTCCAAACTTAAAATTTGGTTTGAAATCAAAACGAGGAGAAACATAGGGAGGGTAAGACTTTAAAGTACCTGATTTAATCTTCTTAATAGCTGCCCAAGGTTCATAGTCTCTAACCAAATCCCCCTGACTTGGACTCAATCTATTTCTAGTAGCAGTCCAACTAGAAGCAAAAAATCCAGTCCACTGAGGACTTGCTTCAGGTAAACCATCTAAAGCAAAACGAATAAACTCATTAAAAGACTGATCAAGATCTTGTTGTACTTTTTCTCTTATTTTTTTTGATATTTTGCCCATTAGAAATTTACCAACAACGTAAACAAGTAAGTTTGCCCACCTTTTTTTGTGTCTATCTCAACAATCTGAGCTGTTTGGCTCGCTCCTGCATAAGTCAATGTCACTTCATCTTGAAAAGTAGGTTGATTATCTCCTATTAAATCAGGAGTTAC